TATGCCATCAGGAGGGTTCAAAGACTTGGCGGAAGGTTACGTTGATCTTGCTACGCTCGAACTCATACAGCTCGCGGTTCCAGCTAGGGCAAACCCACTTCAGGGCGCTGGCACCACCGGGCGGAGTCCACTCAAAACTCGCAGCATCAGCAGCGCGGGCGTCAAGGAAGGCTTCGATGATGTCCGCTTCGTCGTCGGTTACGTCGAACGTCAGGCTCCACTCCTTTGGATTCTGGTTCAGCCCGTAGGTCAGGCGTTGTTCGTAGCCGTCACCGAACTTGACCGTGCGAATCTTGGGTTCGCTGCTCTTGTTGGCGGTGTAAACCGGGTTGTAGGCGGGGAAGGTAGCCATTGATTAGTACAGCAGACCGCCGGGTTTCTTTTGTTTGATGATCTCGGCTTGGACTACAGCGGCGAGGGCGCTACCAAGCTGCGAGGCTTTGGTGTCGTCACCTTGCACTTTAGACCCGCTGGCATCCACGTTCACCACCACATTGGACGAGCCAGAGCTGCCAAGTTTGTTGTTGGGGACGATGCTGCCTGAGCGCCCTGGTACGAACAGCTCGGGACCGCGTTCGCCAACGATGTAAGGTCTGCCACCACCAACGGGGCCGCCTTTGGCTCTACCCGGCAGAAGCGATGGCAAATTGAAGCCATCAGCAAAACCTGCTCCGCCAGGAAGCGTATAACCACCGCTAGCGGCTGCTCCAGTTGCCGGACCGCTAGGAAACAACCTCAAAACGCTATTCAGAATTGTCATCTGAATCCATTTGGCAATAATCTGAGCAGCCATGTCAAGGAAGTGATCAGCAACACTTCGGAAGAATCCAGCAAGCGCCTCTTGCGCTGTCATCGCGCCAGATACAAGACCTTTGAATGAAGTCCCGAAGGCATCACCTATTGATTTTGCAGCTTCCTTGACTTGGTTAATTGGATTGAGTAAATCATTCAGTTCCTTTTTGGCCTTTGCCGCTTCTTCTGCTATGCCGGTTTCAGGCATAAGGCTAATGTCAGTGCGGAATGCCCCTGCTCCTCCTGGAAGCATTGCACCCGGCGTCAAACCAGCACGCTTGTAGTATTCCTCAAGTTGTTTTTTCAGCTCTTCAGTTTGAAGCTTGAGTGTTTCAAGGCGTTTAATCTCGTTGTTTAGGTCAGTGAGATTAACGCGTTGTTCTGCGTTCTTTAATTCACCAATTTGTTTGGCGCGATCTTCAAAATCAAACTGAATGCGTAGGCGCTTTTGCTCAACTTCACTTGCTTCATCTAATAGTAATACCTGCCGCGAAAACTCAGTGCCAAGACGATCGCCAAGCTCAAGTGAACGTTCAAGTTCTTTGGCAAGTTTTTCGGCTTCCCGCTCCGCGTCAGATTTACCTTTTTTCCTTCCTCCAGCCCCAGCGCCTCCAGACGAAATAAATGTTGATGGCAGATCAGGTGTTGATATTTGCGCGGGAGTCTCCATCCGTTGAAGACGATTGCGCATTAAATCCAGCAAAACTTTCGATACAGGCTGCCTACGTTCTTTGGACAAAAAAGCAGCCTCAGCTTTGAGACCGGTTAATCCAGTGCCAAACGCACCGCTTGTGCCTTTGAACAATTCGCCAGCGCCAGACATTCCACCAAGTCCAGCCAAAGGCAATCGACCACCTCTAATTGCGATTGCGGCAGCAGTTGCACCGGGCTTAGTGACGGCGTTGATTAAATCAGCGATTGTTCCAAGCGTTTGAGCAGCAATGCCGCCAATTCCCCTAATAAGCGGACCCAACGATATAAGTACATCTCGCAATCCCTTCATTGCTTCAACCACCATCGGAATTAAATCCTGTGTGGCTGCTACTTGAAAATTTTCAAATTCGTTTTGCAGGTTCTTGACCGCCTGTGCCGGACCATTCATGGCGGCAGCAAGTTCGTCAGCACCTTCGGTTCCAGCACGCTTCAAAGCGCGAATGACTACATCAGATGTGATTTCACCTTGCTCAGCGAGTTTCCGAATCTCATTGACTGGCCTGCCAAGTTCTTTTGTTAGCCCAACAACTAAACCAGGCGCTTGCTCAAGAACTGAATTAAGTTCTTGTCCTCTTAGAACACCAGAACCAAGTGCTTGGGTCAACTGCAGTAAAGCGCCGGCACTTTCAGCAGTTGTTGCACCACTGACCTTTGCCGCTGTATTGAAACCAACGAACGCAGCGTTGATGTCTTCAAGGCTGACATTTAGCGGACGGAGCCGCCCGTACAACTGAGCAAATTGTTGATTGCTTTCTGTGGCACTCAACCCAAATGCTCTTCCAGATTGAGCTGCTAATTCCTGCGCCCTTGCAACTTCGCCGTAGCCTTTTGCTAGGAACGTGAGGCGACGTACTGATTCTTCGCGCTGGATGCCAGCCTGAACAGCCTGCTGTGCCGTTCGTAAGCCAAGATAGGCTGCTGACAATCGACCCAATACGCCGATTAACTCAGACGCCGAACTGCTCGCAGCACGAAAAGGTTGAGCGCCTGAAGCGCCGCCAATTCCTTCTAATGCTCTTTGCGCTTGCTGAGCAGCTTGCTGAACTTCACGCAGTTTCTGGGTTGCGCCACGGCTATCAACATTGATGGCAACGTTGGCGACGACGGACACAGCACAACCCTTTTGCTACTAGCAGTCTACCGACGCCGCTTCATCTGACGTTCCTGCTCCTCGTTCTGCAGCTCAAAATAACTAGACCAAATCAGTAGCTCTTCTAACGTTATCTCCCGATTTAGGCGAGCCAACGTGTATCCCAGTTCCTTGGCAACTCCAAGCTGTAGTAACAGCAGATTGTCTTTTTTTAGCTCAGCCTTTACTGCTTTTCATGTCCAGCTCCTCACCTTCCTCGGGATTCGTGATGATCGCCAGCATGAGTGCCTGCAGATCAGCATCCATTACTTCGTTTTTCAGCTCAGCGATTTCACCAGCCTGAAACAGGCGTTGACCAGCATCGTCTACGGCTTTCGTCACCAACAGGTTGAGCGCAAAGCCATTCGGATCATCACCGCCAGGCATTTTCTGTGCTCGCTCGCGTTCCGCCATCGTCAACGGCGTTGCGTAAAACTCAAACAACTCACCGTTTGCCAAGGTCACCACACGCTTGATTGGCGTCAGGTTTGCAGCCTTTTTCAGACGGGCAAGGGCTGACGATGTAGGTGCGGGCATAAAAAAACGGGTTCTTGTTATCACTTTAGACATAAAAAAGCCCCCGGTGCAACCCAGGGGCCGATCTGAACATTCCTCAGAAGCCTATCAGGCAGAGGTGCTGAAATCGAAGGTCGGCACACCCGCTGGGCGGAAGGTGATCTCAACCTGCTGAGCATCGTCAGGGTTGATGTTCAAGCTGGCGGACAGCAGCACGGCATCCATTGCGATGGAGCGGCTCAAAGCTTCAGAGCTTTGCTTGTCGGTGTACAGCTTGAAGGCACAACCAACTTGCTGACGCTGCAGCACGTCTTCCACCATCCGGTTCGACAGAGCGCTGTCTTCGTTGGTGACATAGATGCTTGCAGTGCCGCTGCCATCCGCAAAGCCGGGAATGTAGGCCCGGAAAGGTGCATACTGTCCAGCGGTTTGACCGATGGTGGTTACGTCGATCTCAGCACGGCTGATTTCAAAGCTCCAGGACTGAACTTGGCCGACAGCTGCGTAATCGGCGTAGTACACTTCAAATTCGTTGGGTGCAGCAGCAGTACCGTCGTCAGACAGGTTGACTGCAGAGCCACCAGCAGTTGCCGAGACCTGCAGAGCCCCAGAACTGGCGGTGTAGGCAATCACGTAGTAGGTGGTAGCAGCATCCAAGGGAGCAGGAAGAGTGCCGCTACCAGCGCCGCCAGTTTGACTGTTGACGACTTTGAACTTAACAGGGTCGCCAACTTTGAAGTTGAGGTAAGGCTCAACCGTGATGGTTTCAGTAGAAGTATTCACACCAGACTCACCGAAAGTACCGGTGGTTCCAGCGGGCTTGTAGTAAAGGGCGCCGGACGTACCGGACAGAACAGTGACAGCCATTGTTGTGAACGGTATTGGCTGATCAGATTCTAGCTTTGCTCATAAGCCTCAAAAGTTATGACCACCTGCGTCTGCGAAAACCCTTCCGGTGACGACGGTTCGATCGTGCGCGGACCATTTGCGGCGTCAAATTTTATATTTTCAAGCTGCAAACGTGAAAACAGGTTGATGCAACGCTGAGCAATCGTCAGACCAGCACCAGGACCGCCACCACGCGGAGCGAAGATGTTGAAAACAAGAGTGCCATTACGACGATCGAATCCTGCGCCAGTACCACGCGCTGACGTTGTAAGAATCGTCATGTAGGCAGAGTCACCCCAGATGATGCTGGTTTGAATCCAGCTCGCATTGTTTGGCGGAGTGAACGGAACGTTTTGATAGGCGACCGGAACGGGAGGTGTGCTCGCAAACTCCGTAGCAATACGGTTTTCGATGTAAGCGCGGACGGTGTTAAGGCTCATGAGTTGCGACCAATCCGGTCCGCTTCGGCGTTGACGTAAGTTTGAACGTCTTTTGCGATTGAATCAACCCAGCCGTCAGGTGCCTGCTTGCTGTGGCCACGAGCCAAGGGCTCGGCGTAAATCAAATTGTTGTGAATGCTGTAAACGTTGCCAATTCGCTCGTTGCCAAGACTGTAATTAACAGCAGTTGGCGGCACATTGTTTGGGTACTGCCCTTCAGGTTGCCCTTTAGATGGCGCAGCATTTTCACCAATGGCCCAGCTTGCGCGAAAGCGACCTGTATCCACAGGGCTGGCGAGTTTTAATCGTTGATCAGCGGTCAACACAGCGGCTTTAAGCAACAGGTTTAACTGGCGTTCCGCGTAATCACCAATCTCACCAACCCTGATGGTGCGTGCCATGTCACTCCCTCAGGAATACTTCAAACACGATAGGCGTATTGTCCTGCTCAATTTTGCGCACCTCAACCACCTGCATGATGCGGCTTGATACGGTCACCTGATCAGACACGGCGGGTTCGTAAGCAAGATCAGCAGCAGCAATGGTGAGCTTTTTATCAGTGCTCTTGATCAGGTCGTTGATTTCGCGCTCAATCACATCCTCAAGCACGCCACGCACAACGGCTTCAGATGCTTCCGGCACCGCTACGCCGGTGGTTGGGTTATAAGTGCCAGTGGTGATGCGTCTGATGGTGACTTGGCCACCAAATTTCAACATCAGCTTGCTGGCTGTTTTGCGCAGCGAGGTTGCAAGAGCCATCAGATTTTGTAGGCGAGACAGGCGCCGTTCTGGAGTTTGATACTGGTGAAATAACCAGTCAAATGAGCGCCTGCATCAATAGTTGCACCGGCAAAATTGTTGTCAATCACATTGGTCGAAATGATCGCGTCAACCGTGCTGTTTTCCCAGAAGTCAATATGACTGAACTTGCCAGTGTGGGTGGCGGTGTCGGTAATAACTTCTGCGCCAGTCGCGTAGTTAATAACGGAGGCGCCGCCCTTGGATTTGGACATGATCAGATTTTGTAGGCGATGACAGCCCCGGCGGAGGCCAACGTAAAAGCGGTGAACACACCCTGAAGCTCAAAGCCAGCAGGGAACGATTCGCCAATCAGGCTATTGCCCGTGTAATTCTGCGCTGTGATAGCGGTGAACGAAGTGTTGTTTTTGGCAATCACAATGCGATTCCAGCGGCCAGTCTTCGCCGCAGTGGTATTCACAAAATCAGCGCCAATGCTGTAACTCGGATCAATTTCGCTGGTGTTGGCCATGATCAGAGCTTGTAGGCAACGATTTTGCCGGAAGCAAGTGTGACGCTGGTGAATACGCCTTCAATGCAATCACCTGCAGCAAGCGGAACAGAGGTGAAGGTGTTGCCGCTGGCGTTCTGCACAGTCGCTGCGCTAATCACTGCATCGGCCAAGGCGTACAGCTTGTAAAACCGCCCAGTATGAGCCGCAGTGTCGCTGATGTACTCAAAGCCAATGTTGTAGGTGTCGCTATCGGCCATGATCAGCTACGGCGAATGGCAATGTTGCCTGGTCCACTGATTCTAAGCCCGGTCAAATAGCGTTCATAGATCGGCGGCAGACGGTCGGCACCGGTGGCGGAAGAGCTGGCCCCAGCCGATTCAACGCGCAATGTACCGATCTGAACGGATTTGTAATCTTCAATGCCGCTCAGCCCCATGCCGTCTCGGTTGTTGTTCAGGTAAACGGCTAGGACGCACTGCGCCTGCTTGATCTGGCTTGGGATTTCTGTGTCGGTGTAATAGTCCGTGGTAATGCGGAACGGGAAGCCGATGGCGTACGTATTGATGTACGTATCAGGCTTGCGCACGCCGGTACGGGGCCATTGCAGGGCTTGGGTATCGGTAGCCCGTGCGCCAAGGAAACGTTCGCGGTCAAGGCGCTGCGTTGCGGTGTACAACGCCCGATTCTTCTGATCGTTCGTGGCTGATGCCCAAGCGGTCACGTCGTCGTCTTGAACGAAACCCTCAACTATCAGCTCCGCTGCTGCCAGCGTCAGGTAGCTGTTGGCGTTTGCGCCGCCCACCGTTGCGTCGATTGTTATTGCCATCGGTAGACAGCGACTGATCTTCAGTTACTTCAAGTTTAGGTGTGGGCTCTGCTGTAGAAAAAGAGGCCCCAGCCGAAGCCAGAGCCTCCTGTTCACGCAGTCGCCGGAAGGCGAACAGGCCCATCAGGCAGCAGCAGCCTTGATCACAACGAAGTTGATCACCACTGCTTGACTCAGAGAACCACCGGACACGTTGCCCAGGGTCAGGTCAAAGGAACCTGCAGCCACGGCGGTCACGCCCAGCACATAAGCGCCAGAGGTGCCACCGGACTTGATGCAGGCCACCACAACGTCAGTCGCGGCAACTTCGCTGTTGGTCACGGTGAAGGTGACTTCAGCGCCGTCAGCCAGAGCGGCGTTATGGGTGGTGATAGCGCCACAGGGCTTATTCAGGGTGACGCCTGTGGACTTGCTGGTGGCCTGGGTAACAGCACCGCCAGTACCGCTGACATAGCCAATCGACTTGCCTGCAGTTACTTCAAAAAGGGAAGCCATGGTTAGTTGCTCCTATCAGTCGTAATTGGAGCTGACCGAAGCACGCACGATGCCAATGTTCTTGGTTTCGTACACCTTGCTCCAGTTACCCACCGTGGCCAGTTGAGCGCGGGTGGGGTTCGTGGTGGTCACGGCCCACTTTGCACCAACCGGGTGGTAGATGTAGTGCATGTCCAGAGACATTGCATCCGACTTGGCGAGGATGTCGCGGTCGGTTTCGGTCCGCATTGCAGCCTGCTCACCGGTGGCAATAGCGCCGTTGGTGAAGAAATAAGCGGCATACACACCACCGGAATTGGTGATGTCGTCGGACACGATCACGCGCATACCCATGTAGGTAGGAACGCGATAATCGGCGGTGTAGGCAGAAGCCACAGAACCACCGAATGCGTCAGGCATGGAGGTATCAGGGGTGATACCCAGATCCGAAGCCAGAACGTAATCAATCGCCTTGCGCTCAACAAGGTCGTAGTAGCAAGCACTGTGAAGAGCCACAGCGGCAAGCTTTTCGCCTTGGTCGCCCAGCAGAGCACGGGCCTTAGCCACGTGACGGGGGCTCAGAGCGGTCTGGGTGCTGGTGTCGAAGCGCAGGGCATCGAAAGCAGGGGAATCGCCACCGGTTAGGGCGCCAAACACACCTTCAAGACACTTGTACAGGTCAGCCTGCTGCTGGTTAGCAACGTACTCACCAACTTTGGCGCCAATGGCGGCCATGGGGTCACTTCCCGCCGCCAACGCAGCGAGATCACGCGCTTCAAACGCGCGGCCACGGTGCAGGATCACGCCAACTTGCTTGTCAGCAGTGATCTTGCCAGGGGTGAGGCTGGTGGAATCAGTCAGAACTTCCAGATCGCCGGTCAGGTTGGCTTTCCAGAAGGGAACATTCACGAAATCGCCGCCTTCAGTTGCATTGAGTTCAGCCATGGGCTGAGCAACACCGCTAGCCAGAAACTGGTTTTTCTGGGTGCTTTGCTCAATGACGTAAGGCGTAAAAATTTCGGGAATGATCACATCGGAGCGAAGAGTCGCCACGGTGAAATCTCCAAAAATGTTTTACGGTGCGGGCGTAACCCAATGCGCCTTGGGCGTAACCTTCGGGCGCTAACGGTTACATATTAAGCATTGTTTGCGGCTGCTTTCAACCGTTCGTATAGGTCGCGGTCAGTGCGATACAACCGTGATTGCTCAGTCAGGTTGAAATGCTCGCGGGTGAACGGGTTCTTGGTGCCAGCAGGAACCTCACTAGAGCTAGAGCGTGTGCCAACCGGTGCACCAGAACCCTTGACTATCGGCGCCTTAAATAGGTAGCCACGCTCTTCCTTCAAGCGGGTCACCCACTGTTCCATGGGAATTTCGTTGTAGCCGTCAACGGCCACAGGATTCCCGTTTTCATCAAGCTTGAGTTGATCGCGTACCAAGCGCAGCGCATCGTGCGGATTGTGTGCGCCTTGCTCAGCAAGGATTGCCACCACGCGGTTGTCTAGCTGATTGACGGTCAGCTTTGACTCAAGCTCGGCAATGCGCTTTTTGTACCCTTCCTCGCGCTCTTGAAACTGTTGCGCGTATTGCTTCAGGGCTTCGTCATACTTGCCTTTTGACTCAAGCTCTTCCTGTTCTTTCTTGCGCTTGAACTCAAGCAGTTCCTGAACATCAACACCATCAGGCAAAGCGGGTGCCTTTTCCTTTTGCTCCTTTAGCTTGCCGATCAGCTCAAAGTTCTTGCGCTCTAAACCTTCAATGCTTCGCTTGAGCTTTTCCAGTTCGTCGGCGCTTGCAGTCTGCGTAGCTTCCTGCAGTTGTTCGTCAGACATTGTGACCCGTAGGGTTTACCACCAAACTGTATAAGTAAACGCTGCTTTTTGCACGTCATGTCACGGCGTGAGTGGGATACACCAGTACGTGAGCCGTGGAACCCAGTGATTCACCACCTGCTAAAAGCTATTGACCTGCATACACGGGAATACCTGAAGACCGGCGATAGATGGCACGCGGAGAATGCCAACGCGTTGCGTAAGTACGTGGCAGAGCTAAAAGACCGAATCCAGGCGGCGGAACGTCAGTAGCTCACCATTTTTCCTTGTCAGCCCAGTACGCCGCTGACATTTTGCCCTTGGCGATATTGGCTGCATGGCGTGCCTTAAACGATGATCTTCTTGCTTGCGCTTGTGCCGATTCTCCTTTTCGTGGCGGTGAGCCTGACACGCCCTGTTGACCGAAACGAATGAGCTTTACTTTCTCGCCTTCCTTGGCCAAGACGACGTGAGATTTAGTCGGATGGTTTGGCGTGCGCTTGGGCTTGTTGTAGCCCTCAAATTTTTCGCCGCGATACTCAATCATCGTCTTCCTCCTCTTCGTCGTCGTTTTCAGTGCAGGTAATCACCTCAACGCCTTCGGCCAACCGACCCATCAATGCGCCAAGGCCCTCGGGTGAATTAGGCACCGGGAACAGGAAGCGACCTTCAATCAGGCCGTCAGCGCACTTGAGGTAGGTGCAGCTCCCTTCCCAGATCTTGCCTTTCATTTGCGCTTCGGAGCTTCCTTCAATTCTGATCGTTTTTTCAGAACTGGGTTACCAGTCGATTCAGATTGAATGCGCAACACCGGATCGGCGTCAGTACCAACACGGGTGACCTTGCCGCCGGATGGACCTTCAATGGTGGCACGATTGCCAGCCTTGCCGGTCACGGTGCCGTAGGTGGTTTTGCCCTGATAAACCCAGCTAACGCGGGAGCCGATACCAATAGCCATCATTTTTTACCTTTGGGTTTGCGAGCCTTGCCAGCTTCGGACAGAGCAATGGCGATGGCCTGTTTACGGCTTTTGACGGTTGGACCTTTGCCGGGGCCTGGCTTGCCGCTTTTCAGCGTTCCGGCTTTGTACTCGCTCATCACCTTGCCGATTTTCTTCTCGGCTTTGGTCGGCTTCTTTGCCATCACGCCAGTCGGTAACTGCCATCAATTTAATGCCGAGATCAGGCGTGAACCATCCTTCGTTCGTGTAGATGGCATTGAT